CTTGCCCTTTGGCAAGTTACCAGTGTCAACGTAGAAGATACGACGTTCTGGAGCACGTGCCAGACGGTAGATGATCAGAGAGTCTTCCATCATACGCAACTGGTTGATTGGGCGCAGTGCCTTATGGAGATGGGATACGACCTTTGCTCGTTGATCGTCAAGTAACCCAGAGGTCACATAACTGACAGAGTCGCTTGACAACTTAACAGCGTTGTTCTTCCCAGCAGCATTTGTTGCACCACCGCTGGTCTTGTCGTTTGCTGCACGCTCGGTGTAGATGTAGAACTCTTCAACTTTGTCTACAACAGTAACACCGGATGCCTTGTCTTCTTTTCGTTTGATGTTCTTGACCTTGCGGATCTTCAAGGAGTCGATACGACGAACTTCCTGGATACCTTGCTTCAGGTCGGGACTTACAACGAGGTGGTGGTACAGACGTCCGTCGATGTACCAGTTACGGAAAATGTCGTGAGCATTCTCATTGAAAGAGAGCATGTTCAATACATTTTGGAATTCAACGTGGATCTTTTTCTTAATACTCGGAGAGAGTTCAACGGCGTCGAGGTTCAACTCAACTACGTTCTCATCGTCCGGAATAACGATTGCTTCGTTTACGATTTCTTCAATCGCCATGTCTACTTCTGGATGAGTAGATGCAGTGCGATACTTACGGATAAGGTCTGCTTGATCCTTCACCTGAAGGTCAGCATAGATGTCCATGTGTGTGCCAAAGTGCGCACCAAAACCAGAAGAGGTTACATATCCTGCACCGTCTTCGTCAGTAGGCGGTACTACAGAAGCAGCAGGTTGCGGAGTAACGGCATCCTGATCCTTCTTAGCACGCTTCACTTCAAACCCGAATAATTTAATGCCTTCTGCCATTTTTTAGTTTCCTAGTTGGTAGAAAAGGAGAGGGGAAACCCCCTCTCCTGCTCTTACTTATACGACTTCTCCAACCCTTAGTTGGTGTTGTCGTTGGTCCAGTAGTCAAACTCGAGTGTAACAGTGAACTGCTCGATTTCTGCAACCTGTGCATAGTCGAGGTCAATCGCTGAAACATTTACAGGGAAAGCATTGACAAGAGTATACTTCTTGACTTCACTTCCTTTCTGATCGAGTTGAGCAACGCTCATGTCAACGGCGTAGGTAGAACCTGCGTCGTTTGCCTGAGTTCCTTCGTTTCCACGGTGAGAGTTCAGACCGTCCATCCATGCTTCAAATCCACTACGGACTGTGAAGTTGGTGTCGTTGTATACGGTGATTGTCCAAGGTTCGAACGTTCTATCACCTGCCAACTTGACGATACGACCACGGAAAGGAACTTCTACAAGTCCTACTGTGGACGCCGGTAACTGAGCACCGCGACACATGAAGTCAGTCATTTCAGTATCACCACCAGCATAACCTGGGAAGTTCACTTTGACTGAGAACATGTTAGCGCGTGCACCGCCACCGGTCAACTTACCGCGAAACGCATCTACATTAAGTACTGCCATTTTTATATCTCCTTAATTGCGAGTCGGGTTAGAATTGCACACCAGAATTAACGATTTCTTCAAAAGACGCACCAGTACGTGTTGCAACAAAGTTCAAAGTAATGAAGTTGATGCTACGGGCAGGTTTGATGAAGAGTGTCGCAACTAATTCGTTACGATCGATAACTTCTGGAGTGTTATTGGATTCGTCACACTGGACGAAGAAGTCCTGAATACCACGACGTGCTTGCACTTCACGAAGAAGTGGTTCAACGATCGCTACAAATTCGGAACGAGTAAACTCGTCGTTGAATTCGAACAGGAAGTTTCGTGCAGAGACTGCTACTGCTTTCTCAAGCGCAAGGAACAGACGACGAACGTTGATGCGATCAAACGCAGACGGACGTGCCAGTTTAGTCTTGTCGCCCCACAGAAGCATGCCACGACCTGGATATTGTACGATTGGGTTTACACCCTTCTTGTACAACTCGTCGCGCTCTGCCTTGTTAGGAGAGTAAGCAAGGTTGGTAACACCAACGTATTCACCACGACGCTCACCAGCAGGAGAGTACCATGGACCGAAGTTTGCATCGGTTGCAGCAAGGATACCAGCAGTGGTAGATGCAGCAGGAACGTAGATGTAGTTGTCGTTGTACTTGTCGTACATACGGAGGTAGTTGTTATCAACGATCAAGTAAGAAGACGCAGAGAACTGGTTAGTAGTCTCGAGAGTGTCGTTTACTGGGTCGATGTTATTAACTACGTCGCTACGAGCAGGAGAAGTTACGACAACACAATCCTTACGGGTAGTGCCGGCGATTGCTGCCAGATCGTTTACAACAGTTACTTGATCCGTGGAGGTGTTCATTCCAGGAGCAATGAGGATAGACACGTCAATTTCTTCAGCGTCTTCGAAGTTATCAAAACCTACAGCGATGTCACCAACGTCAAGGGTTCCGTGATCCTGACCGCCACCAAGGGAAGCAGTTGCAGAGTCAGCAGACCAAGAAGCGTTTGCAGCGTAGTCGGTAGATGCGCCGACTGCTGGTGCAGTACCCCAGTTAGTTCCCTTCATGAAGTTAGCGGAATCGAAATCGCCAAACCAAACGTAGTTAGAACCATTATTCAGGACAGTCTTGATGAAGTTATCAGATCCGTCTACAGTCTTTGCACCTTTAGCAACTGAAAGGAATGGGAATGTCTCGAGGACAGTACCTTTAGTTCCGGTGATGAGACCGTCTGAATCGATAACAGCAAGGTGGATTTCGTCGTTTACAACAGAACCAGATTGGTTAGATGCCCATCCAGAAGTTCCTGGAATTGCGTCGAACTGACCTGCGTATTCCCAACCACTCCACAGAGAGTTGGTAACACTAGAAGTTGCAGACTCACCTGACTGGATCGCGAATGCGGATACAGCGATTGAGTTACCCAAAACACCAGGATACTTTGCTACGAACATCTCGCTCAGTGCCTGTGACTCAAAGTGATCTTCGTTCTTAACTGAAGTCTTTGCGCCAGACAGAGTTGCGTTCAGAGCAGAATCGCCAATAGCGACAGTTCCTGTTGGGATAGTACGGTTTACGATAAGGTTTCCAGAGTAACGCAAGTACTGCGCAGCGGAGAAATAATCCACTGAACGTTCTGCGTCGGGTGTACCAAACTCGCTTGCGAGTTCATCTTCCGATTGGACGATAGTTGGTACATCAACTGGACCCCACTTGAATTGACCTACAAAACCGGCAAGTGAAGTATCGACATTTGGGACCACAGGGGTCAAGTCGAATTCACGAACCACAATTGCAGGAGACAGTGACGGTGCTGTTAATGCCATGATAGTTTCCTCTTTGCAAAAAGAATGATAAGGTTAGTATACATTATAAGGATGGCACCGAAGTGCTCATAACAGTTATTTATACTATTAATAATCTTCGTCTGGTCGATGCATTGACCAAGGGTCGAGTCTATCCTCATATGTAATTTCGGGAACATGGTCTTGCTGGAAACCGAAGGGTGGTACATCTGCTTCAATTTCCTGCATCCTTTGTTCGAACATCATCTTCTTGACATCAATATCCGTCATCTCGGCAAAGAACGTTGTCTGCACGAAATACCCGAGCATAACAAAGTTCATAACCAGATCGTCGTGGTTACCCGCTGTTGCCTCGTAAGAAGCACCTTTTGCCTCAAACGTAGAGATCTCTAGTATAGTGTTTTCGTCTACGATGTCAAGTTTTTTCTCTTCCATCAGGTCTTTGAATCCAGAACAACCCAATCTCTTGGTTCGTCTGTTCATCTCAACACCAATTCCGGAAGATTTGGTACTGGAAGTCATGTGGACTTCCTCATACTCTAGTTCGTGGTACAATCCGTTACACACCAATTGCCCTGCGTCGTTGGATTCAATCACCACGTGGGCATTATTGTAGGATTTTGCCCATTTATAAATAACATCTGGAAAGAGCAAAGGAGAAATAAGGTTATTGCGATAGACCGCGACCTGCTTAAAAGGTCTGCTAGAAATATCGATGACGTTGAACGTCGAATAATCCTGCCCTCTTCCCTTCGATACGTCTACACACATGACGTAGTTCGACCCTTTACGGGTATCATCATAGATCAAGAGGTCGCCGCCCTCGAGTATTCGTAGCGGACGTGCGGTCTTTAGGTTGAGCAAGCACTCTGGATTGATCAGAGTATTCCCAGTACCAAAGAATGTATTCCCGAATTCTTGATCAAACTGTATCTGTGAAGTGTTTGATACAGTTTCCTCTTTCCACTTATCGTCTCTTCCAGGTACATCCCACCAGTCAACACGGAACGGTTTAAACTCGTTCACACCCTGCACCGCACCTTCCCAGATCTTGTGGAACGGATTACCGATGCCGTTGGCAGTAGAGGTGATGATTACCTTGGTGTCCTTACCGGACGACACAACTGGATAGGTCGAGGTGTAGAACTCGGCGGCACGTTCAACGAACGCAAACTCATCCATGAACAGCAGGTTGACCGACTGACCACGAATTGAGGAACCAGAGGTGGCAGCAGCAAATATCTTGGAGTTGTTACTAAATTCAATACTACCCTTGTTCAGAGTTTTACATCCAGGTTGAAGGTAGAAGGGGAGGTTCTCCAACATCAGAGTGATACGAGACAACATCTCTCTCGCAGTAGCACCCTTGTTCGCTACAATGGCAATGTTCTTCTCTGGGTTGAACAGAGCGTACCAGAGGAGATATGCAACAGAGGAGATGGACTTACCGGACTGACGACATGCGAGTACGATAGAGAAGCGATTATCGTTGAAGTGGTTAAACATCTTCTCCTGATACGGGTACAGTTCGAATGGAACCAGACCATCGTTCAGGTTGATCACTTTCAGGTGCGTGCAGGCAAAGTAAGCAGGGTCTGCCATACACTTGGCATATTCTGCTACTTTTTCTTGGGTCCAGTCTTCTTCAACTCCATCACGCTTAACATGAGGGTTGCCGAGGTAGGAGGTATCCGACTTATTCTTCGTCGTGTCCTGTATGGTCGATTGCGTCATACTGAGGTGTCACTTCCTTCTCATTATTAATGTCTTTCAACATTCGCTGCAATTCAGTAGTTGATCCGACAAACACGTTGTTTGTGGTTTGCCCAGCAGGTAGAGCAGGGACAGAAGTTTCTTTCTTATCCAAGTCTTTCTTCTGCTTGTGGAGGGTCAACAACTGGTTGGAAACGTCCGATGTGTCCTTGATGAGTTTGGCAAGTACCTCATATGCACGTGGGTGCTCTGATGCCTTTGCAACTTCCAGCATTTCTTCTACACCGTCGCGACCCTTGCAGATCATATCATACAAGGTTTCTCGGGCAAATGCGTAGTCGTTGTCTTTATCGCTATCTTCACTCATACTCTATATAGTCAGTCAAGAACGGTCACTATCGACGAAGGTGCAGGTCGAAATGGTATAGTCGGAGTCCGGAGAGACAGGGTGTGGGTTTGTTTCCACACGCAGAGTCTGGAGGTACTCGTCTGTGCCTTGCGAGTCCACGTCCATATCGTACATGTCGATGTCGATACGAGTAATGAGACTGCTTTCTTGAGGTTTTGGACCATAAAAGTTGACCTTCATATCGAAAGTCAGAGTGTAGATGATAGTGCGGCGGTCTTCCATGTTGCCTTCAAAGTTATCACTGAATACAACAGACTGTAGGATGACAGGAACGTCTTCCTTAATGTCTGGGAATCCTTCGATTGGTTTGAAGGTTATGTTATACTGAGGGGCAAAGTATGGTAGAATCTGCTCAACGACCTGTAGTGCGTCATTGTGTTGCTTTGCGTACACGTTCAACTCGAAAGTGATTATGTATGGAGTAGCAGTATGAAACTGTGCTCCCTTTGTGTTATCTTCGGTGCCTACCTTACAAAAGGTGTTCATCTTCGGTAACTGTCGTTGTGCGTCGTACTGAAGGTTTACCACCTCGAAAGACATACGTGGCAGTTTGATTGCGAGTTGCCTTTCGTTTTCTTCCCCGACATTCATCTCGGCAATACGCTCTAAGAACTTACGCTGAGGAGCATATGCCAGTGGGACTTTCATCTGGTCCAGAACGTTGTTACCGGACTTGCGGATAACATACAGGTTGTTGAACATTGAACCAAATACAGCAACGCACTTGCGGACTCGTTCGTGATAGAAGTGTGTACCGAACATTAACTAAAGTCTCCGAATGGATTGCTTTCTGTGAAGTCAACGAATTCCAAGGCAGATACGTCGAAGTCTGTAGTGTTTTCAGTGAACCCACCTGGAGAGTTTGGTTGCAGTTTCTGTAACTCTTCTATCAGGGTTGGGGTCACCACCGAACCAGAAACATCTCCGGTCAGTTGTCTTGTAGTTGAGAAAGTCTGATACTCTCCAGAGTTGTTTCCGACGTGGGTCAGTCTAAGGACGTTGCCGATCAACCCAGAGTCAGAGTCCTGCCAATGAACAACCTCTCCTGTTACAGTGTGGTTGTCGAAGACTTGTGATACTGTCTCTCCTGTAACGAACCCAGAAGAGGCAGAGTCTACTGTAAGTTGGTACTGGTAGGCAGCAAATTCTTCGACGTCGTCGATTTCTGGTACACTGGTATCGAAGTCTTCGTTTGTGTACTCGAACAACTCGCAACGCATGCGGAAGACTGGTAATTGACCAATCTGGTAGAATGGGTTCTCGTCCTCAACCTTCATGATCTGGAAAGTGGAACCAGACATAGGAAGGTGGATCAAGTCACCCTCTCTCGGGCGGTAGTATTTTTCTTCAGTATCGCAAGATTCTTGGTACTGTCGAATCTCGTTGTTCCAACGTCGGCGGGACATTACCAGAGTCGCGGCATCACGGATCTCTACACCGAACTTACTGAACAAGTCCCCGTCACCGTCGAACCCTTCGACGTTCTCAACGTAGACTTCAACTCGATATGCATACTGGAACCTTGACAGAACTTCATCATTGAAGATCATGTCCTTGTGCACGACTTCTCTCGGCAGATAGTAGATGTCCTGTCCGTAGAACTTTAATGATTCTACAATCAGGTCTTCATACAGATTCTGCTCAGATCTGACGTTGTGTCTAAAATATGATGAGGTTGCCATAATTTTATTTAGACACCTTATCCGACGAAGAAATCTGGGGGAACTTCCTGCTCTAGTCGCATTCTCTCACGCAACCGTTCCTGCTCCTCTCTGCCTTCCTCTATGTATCGAGAACCGTTGATCATTACCCCACCAGGTAGTTGCATGCCCTCGAACTTTGACATGTTCTGACCCCACTGCTCCTTGATAAGTGCAGTAGTGTAATCCTTGATGAACATATCGTTGTAGACGCTGGTGAATAAAGATGGGTCTACTGTTTGATAACATTCGATTGCAACGTGGTCACCGGCAACGATCTGTCCGTCCTCAATGTCGCTCCACAGGTATAACCTATTCTGTCTGCGAGAGAATTGAACAATAGGGAGTCCGTTGATCTTCATATCAATCAGGGAGAGGTACTGTTGCATTTGCTCGTAGTGTGCCAGACCACCAGCACCTGCCATTCCCTGCATACCCATGTCACTCATAGCGAGTTGGTAGTTGAACGAGAACATATTGGTGCTGTTAATCAGACCTGTGCTGATCGGCATCATCTTGGTGACATACAAGATACTGGTCGGGATGGTAATGTATTTGTTATCGAGGTCGGTCTGAGTCAGTTGATACTCGTAATATGTGCGAGTGGTCGCATCTCCGTGAAACTCTTGATAGAGTTGGATTGCGTCATCAATCTTGTCTTCTAACTGATCTTCGTCGACGTTGACTTCTACGACTGGTTCACCGAGTCTTCGTAGACAATAGTCGGCCAGTCCTTGTCTTGATGCTATAACTGCCATGTTGGGTTTCCTCTGTTATGCACCTATTTATACAGACTTCAACTCATCAATTTCTGCTTTTAGTTCTTTGACTGCTTCGATGAGGACGCCGACCAGTTTCTCATAGTCGACAGTTTTGACAGTAAATTCGTTACCGTCCGAATACTCTCCTGTACATAGAGTTTTTTCGCGAACGATTTCTGGTATAACTGCTTCCATTTCTTGAGCAATCACGCCGATGTCGTGTTGACCCTTCCTAGAGGTGGCGTTCCAATCAAACTCAACCCCGCGCATAGCGCAGACTTTATCTAGACCGTTCTCGATAGTTGTGACGTTATCTTTCAGACGTGCATCAGAAGTGGTGGTTGAGTATGCAATGACGTCGCCATCTGCATGGAAGTCGCCTGTGGCATACATTATGTGGGTCTGCGCAATAGCACCAGTAACAGCAGTGCCGACTTCAAATGCCATCGATCCGTTGGTAGAAGCGTCAGTGTTTACTGTAATCCTTCCTGCGTTTAACCCAGATGCATCTGGAGCATTATTAACGTGGTTAAATGTGACGTTCGCATTACCACCACCATCGTTAGTAGTCAGTGCAACCTGCCCGCCGCCAGAGGTTCCTGATAAGATGACACCAGTGAAAGTCTTGGTGCCTGAGATTGTCTGGTCGCCGGTAGTGGCGACATATGTCCCC